GGCTTCTCCTTCCAACTCGTCGTATCATGTTCACCACGGCGTTAATTTCGGCCTTCTCGCCCTGCTCGCGGAGTTTCTGGAAGGACTTTCGGTTCTCCGGCGTGGCGGGTATCTCCACGGAGAACGAGAGGTCTCGTTTCGGGTTCGTGAACCACGGCTCGGCTGGCTTGGTAAGCGGGAGGGCATCGACCGACTTGATGGCCGATACTTCGCCGAGGTCTTTGAAGCTCCCGTCCGGCTGGCGTATGGCGATCCTCGCCGGGTTCTGGAGTGGGAAAAGGTCACTTGTCGGCATCGCCATCTTCCTTCTTGTCCTTTGGTTCCTTCCAGTACCATTCGGGATGCCTTTTGAGCGCGTCCTCGGTGACGATCATCGTCGCGTCGCACCATTCCTCGTCCGGCACGACCGCCGACGCAGACCAAAGCACGGAGGCGTACACACCGATGGTCTTTTTGGCCGCCTCGTCGCCCTTGACCGCCTTCTGGTAGGCGGAATCGAGCCAAGCCCCTACGGGGATGCGGGTGTTCACGCGGTGGGTGAACACGCCTCCGACATCAGCGATTTTGATGTGGCCCGGCTCCTTCTTGATGCAGAAGTTGTTGATGCGGATTTCCCGGCCATCCAGCTTGACGGTGTTGTTTCTGCGAATCTTCATCACTCGATCACGATTTGAAATTCACGGGAATTGGTGTACTGCTCCGGCGGGATGCGGACTCCCTCCAGCCGACCGGGATAGTGGTAGCGGACGGGCTTGCCACCCTCCATCACGGTCTGGTTCCAGCCGTGGAGCATGTCTTTCTGCTCCTTTCGGATTCGTTTGTAGGTTTCAAAGTCCATCCCTTCGGGACGGGCGGTGAGAAGGTTCTTGACCTTCGGGATGCGGATTCTCATAAGTCGTTGATTTCTTTGTCGATGTTGTCAATCTCCGACGAGGCCACCGAGATAAGGACGGGTAGCCATCGCACGGGTATCTGGATTGTCGTTGTCGCGTGGTCGCGCTGGAAACGGAGTTGGGCTTCGTTCGCCCCGTCAAATGCGGCGGTCATAGTCGCCTTGAAGTCCTTGACCTTCTTGTCGAGGTCGGCCCGCAGGAAGCATAGCCGAGCCGCCTCTTGTGCCTTTATTGCGTCCATTATGTCGTGTTATTGATTGTCTATTTCTCCGCAGTCCACGAACCACACATTCTTCCCGTCCGCCCGGTCGAAGGCCGAGCATTGGACATCTTTGCAGTTCATGATTACATTCTCGCTGGCGAACGAGTTCTTGAAAAAGCACCCGCGACAAGCGCGTCGGGGAGGCCAAAGGTCGGCTGGCCGTTCGAGGCAGATGAGATTGTGGCCGTACCTTTGAAACCGTTGGCCTACGGGTATGAAACGAGAGGGCGGAACCCACACGGCTCCGAAATTTTTACCATCCATGACCGCAAAGGTAACAAATTGTCAATAAATACCAATAATCCTTTGGATTTGTTGCGTAATTTGCGATAAAAAAGTTATCAACAACCAGCCGAAAGTTAAAATAAGTTATTACCTTTGTATGTTATTTTACATTTTGGGTTATGGATATTCGTGAGAACATCAAGTTCATCCTCGAAAAGAGGAATATGACGCAGGCTGACCTCGCCGACCTCCTCGGCGTTTCCCGGCCCAATATCGGCTATTACCTTCGTGGAAACATCACCATTGGGAATCTCCAGAAGATTGCCGAGGCATTGAACACCACGGTCGAGGCAATCGTTTCCGAAACCCCGCTATCTGTCAAGGACGGGGCAATCCCGGACAAGGGGAAGGTGACGGCAACAAAGCTCACCTGCCCTCATTGCGGGAAGGAGATCACCGTTATTGCGAAGTAGGGATTTCTCCCTCGAAATACTCCGCCCAGCACATACATCTGGAGTGCGGGATTTCAAACGGGACTTCTATCGGTATCGGATGGTTGGCGAGATCGTCGCACTCGTCGCAGTCGTAGTTTGATCCCCGCCGCCTGATGTAGTAGGTCGCCCCCTTGTCCTTCGCATCCTTCCACTCGGCCAGCCTTACCGCTTGCAGTATCGCGTTCTGGCCGATGACGGCAAGTTGCTCGGCGATGTTCTTTGGATAGCCGCGCCCCCACTTGAGGATGTCCTTCGGAAGTCCTCGCCATAGCGGAGACACGAACGGGTTTGCGAGAAAGCGCGAAATCTCCACCCGCAGTTCTCCCTGGGAAAGCCCATAGACGAAGGCCAGCGCGACCCATATCTCCAAGAGTTCCTTCAAGAACGAACCCTGCTGGTCGAAGCGGGTTGTGATCGGAACAAACCACTCGTCCCTTGCCACATCCCAAAACTCCTCGATTTCATAGTCGTCGAGTTCCTTGATGGCATCACGCGCCGCCTCTTTCGCCTTTTCCGTGAGCGTGTCGGATAGGTTTCTGCAAATCTCGTTGGCCTTCGCATCGAGTTCCGGGTCTTTGTCCCAAAGGAAGTCCGCGCCCATATCACGATGCTCAAAGGCAAGGGCGATGAGCGCGGCCACGGCCTTGTCAAAGTCCTTCCGGGTCTCTCTCTTGTAGGCCGCCACTTTCTTGGTGAGGGTTTCGTTGTCAAGCATCGTCCTCGAATTTTCCCGTCTTTACTTTCTCGCAGCATCCAGCGATCCATCCGACAAGATACGCGAACGGCTCCTGGTTCTTCGGGTCGGCCACACAGCCGATGTAGTCGAAGATTTCAAGGGCCGCGTGTGCCGATTCGTGGGCGATTATATCCGCCGTCATTTCCTTCTTGCTCTTAAATCGAATGAGGATACCACCGCGCTTTTTCGGCTTCTCCGTCCGGGCGTTGTACACTCCGGCCAGCTCGCTCTCGTCAAGGTCTGGGATGTCGGTCACGAAATAGTCCTTGATGCAAGCGTAGTCCACGCCCACGGCAACCCACAAGAGCCGTGGGTAGATGTTCGGGTCAAACTGATAGATTTTGTTAGCCATTCACGCGGGATTGGGACACGGGGTTGGTTCTGGCGGTTTGTACGGCCTGGGCGGTCTGCTGGGCCTGCTGCTCGGCCTTGAGTTCGTCCTGGGACTCCTGGAGTATGCGGCGCACCTCGTCCGGCGAGGAATAGCCGATGTTGTAGGCGAGTTCGGTCGCGGTCTTTACCGACATCGCTCCGCAGGTGACGAGTTGCTGGATGCCCGCGATGACATCGTTCTCGGAGAGGAAGATGAACGGGTCGAGGTAGGTCTTGACTTTCAGGGATTCTGCCTCCGTAACCTTGTCCTGCTCCATAAAGTACCCGTACTTGAAAAGGATGGCGAGGCGGTTCAGGAACGGCTGGTAGGCCATCGAGTCGGACATGGCCTTCATGTAGGAGTCTGCGAAAAGCATCTTGACCGTCCGGGAGGAAATGTCCGCGCCGGACTTGATTTCGGGGGTTTCAACCACGAAGGAGCCACGCAGGATTTCCTTCTTCATTAGGTCAAGCTGCTTGACGAAAGCCCCGTCCGCGCCCTGGGCTGGCTCAAGGAAGCCGACCTTTGCGTTCGGATCGATGGAGTCGATGCGGGCCGGAGTCCCGTCCACATTGGACATCATCTCGAACTCCGCACCGAGGGTGTAGAGGATGCGGAGGGCGTAGGCCGCATTGTTCTCGGAGAACTGCGATAGGGCGACTTCCCAGCCGTCGATGAGGGCTTGCGATGCAGACCAGACCGGGCCGTTGTCGTCGCGGTAGTAAGCGACGGGGCAGGCCGGGAATCCGTGCGGGATAGGCTCGCCCTCCATCACCCACTTGTCCTCGTCGTCCTTGCGGTAGGTGACGAAATGCGTCTTGTCCACCACATCGAGGTATTGGTGCAGGTTGCCGTCCCAATCGGATTGGTTGTAGAGCCGCCCGAAAAGGGTAAGGTCGCCCGTGAGGGTGTCGTAGTGCGGATAGAGCAGGTCGCCATCGTTGTAGGAGAACACGCGCCAGCGCACCTTTCCTTCGTCCATATACACATAGACCGCGACATCGGCGACCATGAAGGCCGCTTCAATGGCCTTGTTCACCGCCACCTCCATATCCTTGTCCTCCCAGCCCTCACGGAAGAACGCGAGGCGGTCGATCATCGTCTGGCTGGTAGCCTCGGCGACGAGCCGCATCCCGACATTGTTGCCAAGAAGGGCCTCCTTTCGCTGGAGGTGGATATACTGCTGGAAACCGACGGCGATGCGGGAACGGACTTTGGCCTGGTACGACCCCGACTCCTTGTTCACATAGAGGGTGTTGGGGTAATACTTGATGTTGTTGATTTTGTGCGAGGTCGGGTAGAACTCCCGCACGAAGTCTGCCTGCGTCCGCAGTTCCCTCGTCACATTGGTAATCGGGGTGACGAAGGTCGAGCCGGGTTGAAGGATGGGGGCATCGCCGACCACCCCCGGCGGGATGGGGACGGAGAAGGGATTTTTCCGAAGGATTTGTTCGGGAGTAATCTCGCCGATTTTAGGGGTAAGTCTCATTGTATCTTTGTTTTAGTTCTACATTCCAAACCACGACCAATCGCCCCGCCGAATCTTGCGGGCTTTCTTGGCGTTGTCGGCCCGGTCAAGTGCGTAAAGAAGGGCCTCGATAAAGTCTGGCGAATGGCCGAGCAGGGCCTTCATATCGGATTTCTTGATAAGGGCCTTCGGGTTCTCGTCCTCCTTCCACTTGATTGCGATCCGTTCCTCCACCAGCTTGTCACGAACCGAGAACGGGATGCGTTTCTCGGTGTACATCTTGCGAAGGACGGACTCGTCGATGGACAACTGCCCGTTCTGGAGCGCATCCACCAGCATACCCGCGCACTCGCTCTTGCGTGTGTTGTAAGAGGTCTTGTCTTTGGCCGGGGCTTTGTTGTCGAACCCCCAGCATCCGCGAAGTTCCTCGCTCTGCTTGAGCCAATTCCCGATGCCGTTCACATCGAAGGCGAAGTTCTCTTTGGGGATTTCGTTCTTGCGTAGGAACTCAAGGATAAGAGG